AAGAAGCCACCTTCTGACTCTTGGTTCACTGAACAGATTGCTAAGTACCGTGGTATTAAGCGTGAAGTTCTTGATAGAGAGTTCTTGTTTGCGCTAAGACGGAAAAAAGCAAAAGAGACGCTTAAAGACAAAGTCACCAATGCTACCTCTAAGGCTATGCAGTCTATTGCTACAGCCGAAGGTGCTGATTACGACATGTTGGCTATTAAGATTGGTCAGCTGTTTGACGATGAACTAGGTGACTTAAACCCTTTTCGTTCTAAAAGTCTAAAAGATTTCCACAAAGATGGAAGTAGAATAATCAACTCCCTTGAGAAACAGGGCATGATTAGAACTACAGTAATCCGTGACATTGGTACCTCCTCTCCTAAAGACTTAAACACAGGCAGACCTATCGGTGATAAGTCTTTGCGTGGTGTCAACGTTACTCGTCAGATTAGCATTATTAATGGTCCTATGAAACAGCTACAGATTGCTGCGGAGAAGGCGCGTATTGCTAGGCGCTTTGGTTATGCAGACAATCGTAATAAAGTTTATGCTAAAGCAGGTTCTAAGGAATTCTATGATGCTCGTAATCGTAAGACTAAGCTACCCGTAGTTTCTGAAAAGGTTTATGCTGACTACGACCCTAATCAGATTGATAGGGGTATGGCTCAGATGATAAACCATGCTAACTCTGTTAAGTATGAGGTTGACCCTGAGTTCTTTGACTTCACAGAACGTCTTATCTACTTTAACGATAAACGGGGTGAAGCTAAGAAGTGGGACTCTGTAAACGAAATGAAGAAACTCTTTATGTCTCGTGGCAACGACGCTCGTGGCACCCTAGCTACAGCTAAGTACTATAGGCAGCGTAATCAGTCTTTTTCTGTTGATGTTTCTGTTGACTTTCGTGGTCGTGTTTATCACCGTGGACTACTTACACCTACTAAAGGTGAGGCTGTTCGTCCGTTCTTAAACACTGCTAGACCTGTTTCTATGAACCCCGCTGCAGTAGAAGAACTACAGACCCAGATTGGTGCCTTAGTCGGTAGCCCCCTAGATACTCTGACTGTTAAAGGTCGTCTTAATGCTTTTAAAGCTCAAGAAAAGAATCTTCTAGAAATCGGCGAACTGATGATGAGTACTACTCAGCCAGACAGACGTATCAAAGAGTTCTTATCTAACTCCCTTGTAGCTGCTACAGAGGATGTTGAGGTTGGTAAGCTTGCACGTCTTGCTCTGGAGTACACTCGTGTTTACCGCCATATGGAAGGTAACGTCCCTATCAATAAGGAACTTTACAACCCCGCTATGGTTAAGAGGCTGCGTCAATACCAGACTAAAATGATGATTGAGAATGATGCTAGTTCCTCTGGAGCGCAGATTATCTCTTTATCTACTGGTGACAGGGCCTCGGCTGAATTGTCTAACGTTCTACAGACATCTAAGAAACAACGTCTATACGATGAAATCGCTAAACGTACTGTTAACGACCCTGAGTTCCTAGCTATCCCTGAACTTCAAGACCTTGACCTTGACTGGACAGACTTGATGAAGGCGGCTAAGAATCAAAACATGGTTGCTTTCTATGGTGCGGGTGATGCTACTAAAGCTGCCAACGTTGCTAACCAATTTGCTAAGTCTTTAGCTAAAAAGGGCAAGATAGCAATCTCCACTAAAGAGGTTGATAATTTTAAGAAAGCAATTGATGCTAAGATTAGCTTCGAAATGGACAGAAAGAATTGGACTCGTATTGATGAATTACGAGACCTTAAACGAGACATAGTATTGTCTTCGAAAGAAGGTAGAACTATTACGGAATCACTGTATGAAACTGCACGAGCAGAGTTCAGAGACGGTGTAAAGAACTCTGAGGAGATGCACACATTCTTAATGAAGTTGACAGATGAGACTGGAGACCTTGTAGGTACTCGGTTATTTGAGAAAATTTCTAAGATTATGTCGCGTCACCTTGAAGAAGAAGTTCCTGTGACTGGTAAGTTCATTAGGTTTTGGAAGGACATTGCTAAAGATTTTGTAGCAGAGTCAGGTTCGGTAGACATCCCTTGGGTGACTTTCGATGGCAAAACTATGATGCAACGTTACCGAGTTAAAGAACAAACAAGAGTAGACTTCACCGACCCTGTAACGGGCGAGAAGGTCTTCAACATATACGAAGCACCTAGCAAGGATGGCACCCTGATATCTCAACAATCGATTCAGGATGCGTCTATTGGTTTAGGTGTAAACGGCAACCACAGTAACGATGCTGTGCTAGTCAGAAGATTTCACCAATGGGGTCGTAAGAATAACGTAGATACTGGAACTATCCATGATGCGTTCTTTACAAACCTTGGTGAGGCGGTTAACGCTAAATCGGCCCTTCGGCAACTCTATGCAGATGCGCTACAACAAGGAACGATTAAACAGACCCTCAAAGCTATGAGGAAAGCTGGTATGTCAAGGGCGACATATAATAGATACTTACAAAGAGCAAGACAAGATGGTTTAATTGACCCTGATAACAAGATTACTCCAAAAGAACTGCTCGAACCATTCCGGGACGGAAACGACTGGTATGGTATTGGACCATAATATTTGTAATAGCTATGGAACAAACAACAAACAACTCAACGTGTCTGTGACACAAATTTACATATAAAAACCCTAGCTGTGCTAGAGAGGAAATACAATGAGCGATGATATCGTAAAAGAAGAAGAAGTAGTAACTGAAGAAGCCGTGCAAGAAGCCCCTGTTGTTGAAGAAGCACCAGAAGCCGATGCAGACCCTGTGGAAGCAGTGGTAACGGAACGTCTAGCTAAGATGAAAGCTAACATGGACCGTATGGCAAGTGAGCGGGATGACGCCCTCAAAATGAAAGCAGAGATGGAAGAGAAGTCTAAAGCAGACACTCTGGCTCGCTTGAAAGATGAAGGCAAAATTCAAGAAGCTCTCGAAATGGAACTAGCAGAAGCTAAAGCTAAACTTGAAGTTTATGCTAAAGAGACTGTAACCCTCCGCCGTGATAACGTCTTGAATGACGCACTGGCTGGCATGGAGTTCCGTAACGACAAATCCCGTGATATGGCACGTCAAGACATCGTAACTGGACTCGTCCAAGGTGAAGACGGCCAATGGGTACATAATTCAGGTTCTAACATTCGTGATTACGTAGAAGCTTATTCTAAATCCGAAGACAACTCATTCCTGTTCCGCGTTAAGTCTAACACGGGTGCAGGTACAGGCAATCCAGCTGGAGCGCCTTCAACCGACAACGCCAAGTCAATTGGTGAAATGTCAACTCAAGAAATTCTAGCTCTTGCCGCCAAAGGTAAACTAGGTAACTTTAACCTATAACTAACTTATACTATATTATTATAGCATTCTAAAGGAATTACACAATGGCTATTACAAACACAGACTTCCAGAACATTGCTCTTGCAATCTCTGCTTACTCCGACGAAGCTTACACAACTGCTAAGAAGCTTAACGGCACAGGCATCGTAGCTTCTGACCAGCGCATCGACGCTTCCGGCGAATCTTTCGTAGGTCAGTTCCGCTGGTACAAGCCACTCGCAAGCACAGTAAACGTTGCTTCTTTGGCTTCCGCTACTGACGGTACTTACACTTCCATGACAACTGACGTTGCTAACTACGTCAAGACTGTTCGTACATTCGGTGCTGAGCAAGTCAACATGCAAGAAGTCATCTCCAAGCAAGACGGTCTGGCTAAAATCGCTCGTGATTTCGCTGAAGTCCGCGCACAAGACGAGCACGACGCTCTCTTGCAGGTCATCAAGGGTGTAGCACTGAGCGAATTGGCTCTGGGTAACGCTTCCGACACAGCTACATCTGGCAACGGCGGCATCATCTCTTTCGACACAGATGCAGACGCAGCAGCCACTGGCTTCTTCGTAGACGTAAACGCAGCTGGCCTTCACGGTGCTGCTTCTACTGGTGTTTCTGACGCTCGTAAGTTGTTCGACTCGTCCGCTATGGGCGCAGCCCGTGGTGAGCGTTTGTTCCGCTCCGTTGGCGCAGCATTCAAAGACCACGAGCCTGACTTCATGTACCTCGTAACTTCCCCAGAAGTTATGGCTGAAATGCGTGCAGCTAACTTGGTTGACGAAACAAAGATTACTGAAGGCAACCTTGAGTTCTCGACAGTATTCGGCGGCAAATTCCGCTTGGTAATGACTCGTGCAAACCAGATGGTTACTATGCCAAACGCTGGCGACCTTGTTGCTGAGAGCACAAAGTGTTCTTTCGTAATCAAGCCGGGTTCTGTTGCTGCAACTGCAATCAGCATGCCAACTCCTGTTGAAGTAGACCGCGCTGCTGCGTCCTACCTCGGTGGTGGTTCTACAAACGTATGGTATCGTTGGGGCTACATCAACCACCCAATGGGTTACGACTGGGCTGGTGCAACTAACGCATTCGCTACTAACGCAACTATGGGCGCTGCTGCTTCTTACACACGTAAAATGGACAGCTTGAACTTGGGCATCCTGCCTATCTTCCACGCTTAAATTAAATAGGAGAGTGAACTAATGGCACTTGTACTCAATACAAACAGCTACGTTTTGATAGCAGACGCTGATACATACTTTGAGACTCGTATTGATAGTGCCAACTGGGTTGACGCTGAAGACGAAATCAAAGAACAAGCACTTGTCACAGCTACTTTGCTGATTGATGATAATTCTTGGATTGGTTCTGCTGTTAGTTCCTCTCAAGCTTTGGCTTGGCCTCGCAAAAACGCTATTTATAATGATGACCGTCTAGGTCTTCAGGTTACTATAGCTGATAGCGAGATTCCTAGCCGTGTTAAAACTGCTGTATACGAGCAAGCTTTACATCTGGTAAACAATGAGGACGTTCTCATGGGACAGACTCAGACTTTTGAATCCATTTCGGTAGGTTCAATTAGTCTATCAGACAGTAACGGCGACACTACACGAACTCCAATAAAACCTTCTACTGCCTTGAAGCCTATTCGGCCCCTTATTCGTAAGGGTTCGATGGGTCAAGGTGCTGGTTGGTGGAGGGCCAACTAATGTCTCTTAAAGCTAAACTAAGCGCTGCTGTGGATAAAGCTTTCGCAGCAATCGGTGACTTAGCTGTTTCAGGAACAATCTCTAATAAGACGGTAGGTTCCTACGATTTCGCCACAGGCGCGACTGTAGGGACTACCTCTTCTAAGGCTGTCAAAGTTTTCATACAGTCAACGAACAAGCCTTCTGACGGTGCTTTTAGTAGCACTGCTATTATGAAGTCTAACATGTCCGTTGATGGTTATGACACCCTGACAGTCGGCAGTACAGTCTACAACATTACTGACCACACCGACGATGGCTTTGTTATTACATTGTCATTGACACGGGAGAAAGTATAATGTATGACTTGATACTTAGAGATGTTGAAACTGCTTTTGCATCGGCCACTTGGACTGCTAATAACATCCAGACTATCCCTGATAACTATCTGGGGGCTAAGAAAGATGAGTATGTCCTAGTAAAAACTATGCCGTCTAACAGTTCTCTTGCTGCCTATGGCGTCGAGAAACAAATTGAAGGCATGGTAGCAGTTAAAATGTTTACAAAGGCTGGTGAAGGTCAAGGACGGATTATGGCTATTGCCAATCTCATTGACATCATCCTAGAAAACAAGACACTACCTAACGGTACAAAGCTTGGAACTTCTTATTTAAACGTAGAGGGGCTAGACCCCCAAAACAAAGCACTGTATAGTGCATCCTACATAATTCCATTTATCAAATACGGAGAATAACAAATGGCACATATTTCCTCATTGGGCGCGGGTATCTTTACCTACCTCGATATTTTCACAGGCACGATTCCTGCCGCAACAGACACAGCCGCTGACGCTGCTGCACTGTTCGTAGGTACAACACCGGGTACAGCTGACGCTACCCACGTTCGTATGCCTTCTGTACGTGAATTCCCATCCGTGGGTACACCTGCAAACATCGTAAACGTTCCTGTTTACGGTCAAAAGACTTCTTCACAGGTTCAGGGTCAAGCTGACGCTCCATCTTTGGAAGTTACAGTCAACTACGTCGCTGGCGACATGACTGCTATTCACACCCTTATCGGTACTAACTGCGTATTCCGCTTCATGATGGCTGCTTCTGCAGTTACTGAAAACGAAGGCGCTGCTGCAACAATTACTCCAGAGAACACAGAGTTCTACTTCTTGGGTAAGATTGAAGCTATCCTTGTAAACCCAGCTTTGACAGATGCAACTACTGCAACTGTTACTTTGTCTGCTCAGTCCGATTTCTTCGGTCCAGCAACACTGTAAGCTACTTAGGGGGCCGCCTTCGGGGGGTCTCCGCCACAAGGAAGCATTATAAATGGACAAACCATTCAGTAAAGCGTTTGTTATGCGTACGACTTTTCGTCATATGCGTAGGAGCGTAGATATTAGTATTCGAAAATCATTTGAACGATTCCAAGACTTTGACAACGACTCGTCTACAGGCCGTGAGATTATGGAAACCCTTTCTGTTCTCCACACTGTCCGTAAGTTATTGGATGACTTTCAAGCAAACAATTCAGAATTATTCTCAGAAAAAGATAAATTAGATTAAGGAACAACTACAATGAAACATCTCGTTGGTAAAGAACTCACAGAAAAAGTCCCATTCATGGGCGACGAAGTAGAAGTACGCAAATTGACTGTTGGTAAGATTATGGACCTACAGAAGCTAATCGGCAAGGCTGAGAAATCTAAGTCTGATGACGCTCAATTAAAACTCCTTTGTGATATTATTAAAGTCGCGGTTATTGGTGCAGAAGAACTGTCTCAAGAAGACTTCGACGGATTCCCTTTGGCTGAACTTACCGAGCTATCTACACATGTTATGCGCGTGTCAGGCCTTGGGGGAACTGAGGGAAACTAACTCAATCCGAAGAGTCTTTATATGAAATTGCCTTCGCTCTTGGGATTCCTGTGTATCAACTCTTATTAGAGATGCCACAAGAGGAACTCATGAAGTGGGGGTCGTTCTTTACTAAGAGGCCTTTAGGTTGGAGAGAAGACCAAAGAACATTCTTAATGTTACAGGCACAGGGCTACAAGGGGGAACCCGGTACTGTGTTTGCTTCACTTAAACAACTTAAAGACAACATTCCTGCCGAAACTAAGAGTCTGCCTAAGGGCAAGTTCCTAGAAATGATGTTAGCCTCCTCTGATAAGGATGGTTCCGGCTGGACACCACCTTGGATGGAGAAGAAATGAAAGTCTCTTTGGAAGTAATAAACTTTGAAGAAGAAATGCGCCGTATTGAAGCTGAAGTTTTTAAACTTGGTAACGCTGAAATAACAAAGCGTATACTCTACGCAACCTCACAACTTAAGATAGTAACGCCCGTTGATACGGGGGAGGCTCGTGAGGGCTGGTTACAAATTGTTGAAAGAAGTTCTAAGGGAAGATTCCTTAGTGGTTCTATACTCAACAGGGTAGAACACATATCAGTCCTGAACAGCGGACACTCACAACAAGCCCCGAAGTACTTTATTGAACAAGTACTATCAACAATTGGTTTAATCACCCCTATCTAATATGATAATCGCCCCTGATGGTGTTTCCGCAATACGGAATCTCACTATTAGGGGCTTTTTTTATTTAGGAGAAGACATATGACTGGCGTTAATATTAAAGTACGCGCAGACGCAAGACAAGCTACGGCAGAAATGAGCAAACTATCTCGTTCTATCAATAGCATTGACCAACAAGCTAAAAGTGTTACAAGTACATTTCAAAAACTTGCAATAGGCATCACAGCTGCATTTGCCGCTGGCGGTGTTACTAAAGGTATTATCAAGGCCTCAGACGCCATGACTAACATGGGCAACCGTGTTAATCTTGTTACTAGGGATATGAAACAAACTAGCATAGTGATGAAGGAGCTATTCTCAATTGCTGCTCGTTCTCGTTCTGATGTTGGTGCTGCTGCAGACACCTTCAGCCGTTTTGGTTTAGCTTTAAAAGACCAGAACAAACCGCTTAAAGAACTCTTAGTTGTAACAGAGGCTGTACAAAAAGCTGGTGTTATTTCGGGGTCTAGCACAGAGTCTGCTAAAGCTGCTATTGTTCAGCTTGGTCAGGGCTTGGCCTCTGGTCAGCTTCGTGGTCAAGAATTGAACTCGGTACTAGAACAGATGCCTCGTTTGGCACAAGCTATTGCTGAAGGCATGGATATTCCTTTTGGTAAACTTCGTGAAAGTGCTATGGCTGGTCTTGTTACCGCTGAAGCAGTGTATGATGCTATTATCAAAGGTGCTCAAGATATTGATGACGAGTACCTGCTTTTAAAAGCTACTGTTGGTGGTTTATCAACTGTATTCAAGAATGAATTTACTCGTGCTATTTCAGAAATGGATAAGGTTTTAGGGACAACAGAGTCCATTAAGACCAAAATTCTACTTGCTACGCGGGCTGTAAGGGCTTTTGGAGCTAGTATTAGCACTTGGGCGCTAACCGTTGAAACACAGTTTATTATCCTCCGTGGTAAAATCAAGTTCTTCGTAGCAGATGTTAAACAAGCTCTCTCAGACTTGTTTGCTGGGAACCTTGATGGTAAGGAACTTGCAGAAAACCTGCTTGCGGCACTTGGGCGACTAAAAGAAACAATTGGAATTCGTCTACAAGCCATACGCCAAACTATTAAAAACTTCTTTAAAGATTTGTTCACACGAGAAACAAAGTATGACGACTTTGGAGATGTAATTGCTGTAGAACCTATCGATGTTTCTAAGATGCTATTTAAGGGGTTTGATGCAGCGATTACAGCTGTTAGAAACTTTACTACAACTATCAAGGACTTCTTTTACGAATTGTGGTATAGCATTGTCGGTGGTTCTTTGTGGACAGGTATCTTTGACAAGGACCACGAGCACGACGGCGCTGCTGCTATTGGTAACACCGCTGGCTGGGGTAAGGGCTTAAGCACTGCTAAGCTTTTTATCGACAAGTGGTCTAAAGCAATTTATGGTATTTTTACAACACTACACACTTCAGCTACTGAAAGTTGGAAATCTCTTGTAGCCTTCATCAACAGTTCGAGCATTGACTCAGTAGATGTCCCCTTCACTAACATTTCTGTTGATTTTGATGTAGCCATTGAGGCTATGAAAAAGAGTTGGGACGGTTTTAAGAAATACTTGACAACTAAAACGGTCCTCACTCCGAGCGGCCCTGAAGAAGTTGATACTCAGTTCCAAACAGGACTAAACAAAATAAGCGAAGAGTGGGAAGAAATCTCTGGGGGCATGTCTGACCGCTGGGATACTTTTTATTCTCATCTAACAACCAAGCAAATAGACACTCCTGCTGGTCTTCAGACTGTAGAAAATAGCTTTGGTGAGTCTTTGCGCAGAATGAAAGAAGCGTATACTTCCTTTTCTACAAGCCTCCCAAGTCTCCCTGCTTTAGAAGACATTGGCTTAACCAAACAGGTTGGAACACC